CGTTATAGAGGTCGGCGGTGCCGGTCGCGGACGCACCGAGGACGGCGGTCGTGGTCGAACCGCCAGCCGCCAGCGCCTCGGGGGCAGCCGGGACCGAGGTCGAGGTGATCGTCTCAGCCATGCCGCAGCCTTTGAGCAGCACGCCCAATTCGGGAGCGGTCGAGCCGGTCGAGCGGCCCTTGACCCACACGTCGAAGGTCACGGTCGTCTTGACGCCGCCGACAATCGGCGCGGACACGTCAAGGGCGCCGGAATGCTCGTTGGACTGGATGACGTTAGGCGTCTCCGTCCAGTTGATGTTTTCGATTTTGACCGCGTTGCTGGCAAGCGTCGGCGTAACATCGGTGCCTTCGGTGACTTCCACCTTGGCCAGAAGTTGTTGGGGGCGTGTCCGCACATAGGCGACCATCAGGCATCTCCGTTATCAATGGCAGCCGGGGCGGCCAGGGTGGATTTCGTGGGCTTTGCAGGAGAGGCGTTTGCCACCTCGGATTCGGCGACGATCTCAGCCGCCAGCGCCTTGCCGTGGATGGCTTCCAGGCGCAGCTTTTCCTCGGGCGGCACGCGGCCGTCCGTCGTTGAAACCGCGTGATCCACGGTTAGCCTCCGGTTGTTTGCGAGAAGGGGTTGGCGCTTGAGGTCCAGTACTGGATCTCGAACTCGATGGTGAACGAGCCGCTGTTAGTCGCGGCGTCCATGGCGATTTCAGGCGTCATGGACAGGAACCGCATATCGACGGCAATGCCGCCCAGGGTGCGCGGCTCAGTCAGCACGGCTTGCACGGTGCGGGCGTAAAGGTCATTCACTGCGGCCTCAAAGTCAGCGCCGGCCGCGTCCACGTCGCCTTCCTCGGCGGCCTGCTGGATGTAGCCATAGACCTCGATGGTCATGGTCAGGTCGAGCTGGCCGTAGCTTGGCTCCTCGCCGCGCTCGCTGCCGGCCGCGATGACCAGGCAGGGAAACGACGAGACAGGCGTATCCCGCCCACGATCGACCGTCACGGCATCGCCGTGTTCGTCCGTCAGGGTTGCCAGGAGCGCGGCAAAGGCCCGGATCACCTGTTCGCGGATCGCAACGGTCATCGGGTGGTGCCCAGCGAGAGGCGGTAAACAAGGTTGTCGTTAACCTTCTGGACCGACTTGACGTAATAGGATGTCGTGCCAAAAAGCACGGTGTCGCGCTCAAGCGGTGCAATATCGAACTGCGCCACATCGGCCTCGTAGATGAGTTCCGGCACCACCATGGCCCCCGCGATCTGCATCTCGCTGTCGCCGGCCGTGACCGGGATCATCTTGACGGCGAACGCCGCGCCCACACGCGGGCGATAGCGCGCAGTTTCGCCCATCGGCCCGGCAAAGATGGCCGCGAGCGGTGCGGTGAAGATGCTCATTCGCCTTGGTTCGCGTATCGGGCGCGCAGCGTGCGCCGCCATGTCTTGGTCAGGTTGGAATAGACCGCCGTGATCACCGCCGTGTATTCCGCGTTTTCAGTCAGCGAGACGCTATCCGGCAGCGTGCCGTGATAGACGCCGTTCGTGCCGTAATAGGACAAGGTGATGCCTGTCGAGCCGCTGACCGTTGCGCCGGTCGAATCCTCGATCTTTGTCAGCGTCACCGTGGCCGTGGTCAGATAGCCACCAGTGGACGTAAGGCGCAGGTTTTCCACAGAGATCAGGTTGTCTGACCCCACATAAAGAACGTCGGTAGCTGCCATGATTACGCCAGCGTCAGGATGCCAGAGGCGTTCCACGGCAGCTTGAACAGCGCGCCGGGGCTGGCCGTGTTGATGCCGCCCAGGTCGAGGAAAGCGATCAGCGGGCTACCGCTGGCCGTGGTGTCCACGATTGCCGCGCTGTAGGCGCTGACCGCCGACCCGGTGATCGTCCAGCTTGCATCGTCGGCGTCGAGCGTCACCGTTCCGGCGTTATTGGTCCACGTCACGTTGGTCAGCGTCAGCCCGCCTGTCGTGTAGCCGCTGCCGTTGGCGATCTCCTGCGCCGAGATATCCGCCCATTCGTCGTGCGCGGAATTGTAGGACGCGCCAACACCCAGCAGCGCGACCTTCAACGTGTCGGCGTTGAGCGCAATGGCCTTCTGCCCGAGCTTGGTCTTAAAGCTCGGGTAAAGCGTGATTGAGATGGCCATTGGGCCTCCTAGTTGATGCTGACCTGGCCGGACAGCGCGGGCCGAACTGTAATGGCGCCAGACAGCGCCGGGCGCACCCGGACGACACCGCCCAGCGAGCCGAGATATTCTTCGCTAAAAGTCGGCGCGTAAGCGGTCATGGTCATTGCCGCCAATGGCGCAGGAATGACGATCTCAACCGATGGCAGAAACGCCGTGAGCGTCATGCCCGCCATCGGCATCGGCACGTTGATTTCCACGCCGGGCGCATAGGCCGTCATGGCCATGGATGCCGCCGCTACGGTGTCGTACGGGAACGTCCAGCCGGTGTTGTTGCCCGCATCCAGGTTCCCGTTGTGCGGCTTTGCCTGCCACGTAGCCCCGCCCGTCGCCGCGCTGTCTTTTATGGATAGATACGAAACATCGACCGTCCCGCTGGCCTTACTTAGGGTAGCCCGCGTGCCTGCCGAACTGCTTTGCAGGGTCACCAGATTGCCCGCCGTGCCCGCTAGGCTCAAGGCGGATACAGTGGTGGTCGTGCTGGCCGGGAGCGTGAAGCCTGTCGGGCTTACAGTGTTTTGCAGAGCGTTAAACGTGCTGCCGCCGTTGCCGATGGAGATAAACCCCGCGCCGCCGTTGCTGAGGTTCCAGTACGTCCTACCACCGCTCGTGAAAATCTTGGCCGTTGCCGCAGTCATGAGGATCGTGGCAGTTCCGGGCGTAAACGTGTGGCTGGCCGCAGCTTGCGTATCCCATGCCGAGCCTGCATCGAGGATCGTCCACGTTCCGCTGCCCATGAGGGTCGCACGGGTGACTGCACCACCGCCTGCCGAGTAGTTGCCGCAGGTGACGTTCTTGTTGTTGGCGTCGAATGTGCCACCCGTCAGGGTCAGCCTGCGGCCTGCGGCCATCGTCAGCGCATCAGCCAACTGCACGGTCGCGCCGGGCGCGTTGACCGTTACCGGGAAGTCCATCGTCACGCCGTTCGACGTGATCACCTGCGTGCCGCTCGTGGCGGCGAAAGTGGTGCCACTGGTTGTCGCTGTCGCAGTCATTGTTGGTGATAGCGTCAGGTTGCCGTATAGGGTGCGTACAGCACTCGATAACACGCCCGAGAACCCGGTAAAGTTTAGGTTTCGGATCGGCATATTTGAAGTGACCGGCGCAGCCACGGTGTCTGTCCCTGCCGTCACATTCACGTCAGGGGCCAATGCCTCTGTTTGGCCAACGACCCCATAGATTTGACGGATGGCGGTTCCCGACCCGTTGCCTGTGAGGTTGATGGTCGGGCGGTCTACGAACGTCAGGTTGGTTGTGACGTTAACGTTGAACGGGATACTCGTACCAGACGATGGCGCCACTGTGCAATAGAACTGCCCCACACCACTGGTGATGGACCGGACGTTGGCGTTGCTGGACGAGAACGCGCCCGCCGTCAGGTTCTTCCCATTCAGGTCCAACCCGCCAGCCGTCAGCGTGAACGAGCGCGTGCTGCCGATGGTCAGCGCATCGGCCAGTTGGACTGTGGCTCCGGGGGCGTTCACCGTGATCGGGAAGTCGAGGGTGACGCCGTTGGTAGTGACGACTTGCGTGCCGCTGGTGGCGAGGAAACTGATGACGGTGGCCGAGGCGCTGAATGTCATAGTCGGCGAGGCTGTCACGCTGCCGTAGGTTGAGCGTGCGATCCTTGAGCACACGCCAGAGAAGCCTATGAAGCTCACGTTGCGCGTAGAGTCGTTGCCGCTCGCCGTCAGCGTCACCGTTCCAGCGCCAGCCGTGATATTGAAGTCCGGTGATACAGTCTCAGCGACCGCTCCGCACTGGATTACGCGGGAATCAACCCCGGTGGATGCTCCTGTGATATTAACCGTGGCACGATCAACAAAGGTCAGATTAGTGATCGTACTAACACCCCATGGGTAACCCGTCGTAGATGTGCAGTAGAACTGGCCCGCACCGGATGTGATGCTGCGGACGTTGCTGTTGCTGCTGTCGAAAAGACCCGCCGTCAGGTTCTTCCCATTCAAGTCCAACCCGCCAGCCGTCAGCGTGAACGTCCGCGTGCTGCCGATGGTCAGCGCATCGGCCAGTTGGACTGTGGCTCCGGGGGCGTTCACCGTGATCGGGAAGTCCATCGTCACGCCGTTCGACGTGATGACCTGCGTTCCGCTGGTGGCGGCGAAGGTGGTGGCACTTGCGGTCGGCGTGGCAGTCATCGTCGGCGAGTATGTCGGGCTGCCGTAGATGGTGCGCGCGCTGTTGACCAGATTGCCGGAAAATCCGGTAAAGTTAACATTACGGCAAACAGCGAGGGAGTTAATAGCGTCCGTGCCGGCGGTGATGTTGAAACTGATGGCGTTGGCCTCAGTTACCGCGCCGGTCGTGATTGTCCGCTGCCCCACGCTCCCCGAATAGGTGCATTCGATCAGCGGAGTGCCGGTGTTCGTGCAGGTAGTCGAGCCAGCGAAGATCGCCGCGTTGTTATACGCTAGGCTAATCTTGTATCCAGCCCAATCCAGCGTGCCAGAAAAACCCGTCTGGTCTAGGATCGCACACGTAACATTCGCGCCTAGCGTGATCACACCACTGTTCGCATTCAGATACGCTACGTCACCTACGCCGGGCACGCTCGCACCAGTCGCACCGCCGCTCGTCGCGGACCAGATGCCGGTGTTAGACCCGTCCCAAGTGCCGGTGCCTACAGCGTACCGATTTGCCACTAGATCACCTCTTCCGGCGGATCAATCGTCGGCGGCCTCGTCATGGCCTCGCGCCAGTTATCGTATCGAGCCTGCTGCATCGCCGCGACTTCCTCGGGCGTGAGAGCGTCCCACTGCGCCTGCGTCAGGCACAGGGCATCGTTTAGGATGTAGGGAGCCTCGCCAAACTGGAATGCAACGCAGATCATGTCAGTCATGCAGCCCTCCATTGAATCCAGCCTCGACGGGCCACCACGCGTTGGCGACAGACCGCGCCGTGGTTTCGTCAGCGCCGCAGGTATGCGCGACCTCATGGGCCATGCGGTTGTGGCCATGCGGACCTGATGCCCAATCGTGCTGTGCGTATTTGAGCGGCATCTTGATAACCCCGCCCGGAAACGCCGCAGAAGGCCACTGAGCGGACGCCTCGGATACGCCGCCGTAGGTGACCAGCGGGTCAGCCTTGGGGCACGCCAAGCCGTAGCTTGCGGCCTTGACCTTCATGGCGGGGATGTTCTGGTCAGCGGGCGTGGTGGTGCAGGCTGCCAGCGCCAAGGCGGTGGCAGCAATCAAGATCTTGGCCATGTCGGGAGCCTCGAAAAGAAGTGAGGCCGGAGCGGTTAAGCCCCGGCCCTTAGTGGAGAGACGTTACGAAACGGTCGCGCTGAACGGCGTGGCCTCGCTGCCGGTCGCGGAGCCGGTCACGCGCACCGACCACAGATCGGCGGCCACATCGATCAACTCCACGAAGTCACCCTTGATGCCGCCCGTGGTAGAGCCGTCCATGGTGATCGTGTCGTCGGTGCCGCTGGCCTCGAACATCGCTGCAGTTGCGCCGCCGTCAGCGGCATTGATGGCGCTGCCCACCATGGTGTCGTTGCCGACAACCTTGATGGTCGTGCCAACCGACGAGACGGTCGTACCCACAAAGAACTTGTAGGTGTTGCCCGTTCCACTCGCAGCCGGCAGCGTGACGGCGATGCCATCCGCCTTGTTGAGCGTGACGACCTTGCCCGCGTGCTTGGCTGCGGTGACAGTCAGAGTGGCGGCGGTGACGTTCACCACGCCGTTGTTCAGCGCCGGGGTCAGTCCGTTGAGGCGGACGTTGCCGGTGGTGTCGCCAGCGCCCGATGCCACGGCGGCGGTGCACACACCGATGTAGATGCCCGCGCCCGCATCGCTGGAGCAACGCGAATTGGCGTCATCCCAATAGATACGATCACCGACTGACCACGCCTGGGAGCCGACCTTCGTCAGCGTCCAGACGCCCTCGGTCGCCAGCTCCACGTCCACCCCGACAAGCTGGGTGGTGGAGGCGACACCGAAGATGCCAGTGATAAGGTAGGCGTTGCCCGACGTGGTGCCGCCGGTGGGGGCAGCAACCGTGACGAAGCAGCCCTCCTGAACATAATTGGTAGCCATTTTTCAGGTCTCCTGAATCAGA